TGCAGGGCTTCCACGGAATGGTGCGCGAAGTCATGGTCGATGTTGCCAGTGTAGTACCCCATCTCGCGCAGCGTTAGCTGCATGGCAGCTGAGAAGTTGTACCCCCAGCAGCCGTCCATGTTGCCCTTGTACGTGCCCTCCTTGCGGAAGCGCTTCTGCAGCGTCCACACGAGCTCGGAGCCCGCGCCCTCGTTGTCGTGGTCGACCGCCCACACGTTCCTGCGGTACTTGTCCTCGGCGTAGAGCTGGCTGCTGATCACGGAGTCGTCCTTGGTCCCCACCTGCTGCTGCCAGTAGCGGATGGTGTTCGGCCCAGCCACCTTGTCAACGTCGAGCTTGCCGGCGTCCTTCGCGGGACTGGATGCGCCGTCGAAGTAGGGTCTGACTCCGCAGGTCACCTGCGCGATGTTGCGCTCGCACCTGAGCACGCGCCCGCCGCCCGTGTTGCCCTCGAACGTGTCGATGAGCACCGACGAGCCCACGCGCGCGATGGTGATGCCCACGTGGTCGCCCTTGTGGTCGCCGTCCCAGTCGAAGCCAACTGGGTCACCCGGCTTGAGCGCCGTGGGCTGAACCATGCGGTTGAACCCGTCGCGCGGGTCGATTGCCACGGCTCTCGGGAAGCCCTCGCACTGGACGTTGGCTTGGTCAAGGCACCACGAGACGTACATCGCGCAGTACGGCACGCCAGACTCGCCGAAGTAGGGCGAGCCAGTGATCTGCGCGTACCACCTGCCGTACTTGGTTCCAGGCAGCGGGTCATTCCACCTGCTGTAGCCGACCTCGCCCTCGGCCACCCTGAGAAGGTCAACCGCGCTAGGCATTGAGGTCCACCTTGGCGGTCACTTGGCTAACGCCGATGATGGCGCCGAGAAACGCGGCCACGGCATTGATGGTCAGCACGATGGCGTCCACGTTCGCCATGCCCCACGCGGGGCCCACGGTGTGGACGAGAACGGCCAGCGCGGGAAGGAACAGGCACGCGAGCCACTTGCAAACTTGGTAAACAGAGTCAGGAATCATGTACTTCACGGTAACCTCCTAAATCTCGCGCTCGGGCAGCTCAATGACGCGCTGCACGAGCTGTTCGATGAAATGGTTCTCAATGCCGTTCGCGTCGCAGATGCGCTTGTAGTTCTCGTGCTGCGACCAGAGCGCCTGCTTCTCCTCGCTGGACGCGCAGCCCAAATCGTCGAGGTAGCGATGGCACTTGTGGACTAAATCTGAGCGCACCTGCGAGCACGAGAGGTCGAGCAAGGTGTCAATCTTCCCGTCCTGCTCCTGCATGCGCTCGTCCACGCTCTTGCGCCACGTCTTGCGCTCATCCTCCTCGCGTTTCGCGTCGCGCTTGGACTCCTCCATGCGGCGATTGATGACTGCGCTGAGCCACGTGATGATGAGTGTTGACGCAATGGGCGCCGCCCACGTGATCACTGGCGTCACGTCCATCCGCGCACCTCCAATCTGGCCGCGCTAAAGGGACAGCCCCCCGCCGCGCGACCGCGAAACGAGGGGCTGTGTGGGGTGGGGCGTGGTTGGTTAGTCGGTGGCGATGGCAATCTTGCCGTTGCGTTTGAGGTTGGAATAGGTATGGCCAGTGACGCTCGTCCTGCTGCTGTCCGCGTAGTTGACAGTGGCTGTGACGCTTCTGAAGTAAACGTAGCCGCTATCGACCTTGTTGAAAGCGAGGAAATCCACAACGTCGGACGCACCGTTACGTGTTACGCCGCCCGTAACGGCAAGGGTGCCGTTGATGTAGCAGGCGTAATCCAGCGTTTTGCCATCCGCGAGCGCGGCATTGATTTGGCCTAGCGATTCCCCGAACCAAGTGTTTACCACGCCAGAACCATCATCGCTGACGTACAAGTGCGCGGTGAACGTCGTATCATCGCCGCCAACCGCCTTGGCCACTGCCGCGTCGAACTTCCCCGTCGTGGTCACGTCGAATGACTCGGCAAGGGCGCTCACGGTGGTAGTTTTGCCCATGGGCGTCCCAGTTAACTGCATGACCCAGTTGCCGTTGTCGAGGTAGATGGTGAACGCGCCATTGACCACGATGGCATAGGCGTTGTTGTTCGCGTCGATAGTCGCGTCGAAGGTCTGGCCAAATGCGTCGACCTTTGCGGAAGCGTCGCCTTCCGCGTACATCCGCGCGAGCGTCTCGTTGACGTCCACCCCCGCTCGTGGCGCGAGCGTGGCCTGACCGTTCGAGAAGGTGACCTCCTGCTCGTCGAAGAGCAGCGTCGTTGAGACCGACGCGATGTAGCCCGTCACGTCGCTCACCGCGAGCTGGAAGTCCTCGGTGGTGGTGACCTCGGTACTCTGGTACGCGCAGCTCACCGTGTGGGCTGTCGGCTCGGTGTCGCCAAACGACACGACGTATTCCGTGCCCTCTCTGTTCGGGAATACGCCGAAGTCATCAGCGATAGCACGAACGATGCCGTATGTGGCTCCCATTGGCGTATTGCTGTACTGGAGCACGGCATCAGACTCCACGCCATCCACCACGAGCACGAGGTCGGTCTGCCTGTCTGCGTACATCTGCGCGAGGTCGCCAACGGTGACGTCAGCCGCGTAAAACGGATTCTCCGTATCTCCCATGTTCTCGATGGTCACCGTCTGCTCAGGAACGGCCCAGACTGTGACGCGCTCCACGTCATAACCAGCAGCGCCGCCGCCACCAGCGCCGCCACTCTCGACGGCTTCGGCCACGGCATGCACGGCCTTGGTCTTGCTCGTCGGCGTGGCTCCGTCATAGCCCAGCGCGGTAGCAATCGAGAAGATTTCCTCTTTCATTCCCATAGTGCTTTACCTTCTTTCTTTCTGATTGTTCGCTTTATCTACAGCGGGCGCGCCCGCGGATGGCTAGACCAGATAGGTCGCCATGAACGGCATCCAGATGCTCGTGCCCATGGGCTCCTAGTGCCTGTAGCACTTAGACGCGTACGTCTCGCCATCCGACGTGAGCAGCACCGCCGCGTGCTCGGACAGCGCCGACACCGCAGCCGCCGCGAGCACGGAGTGGTACGCCGCCTCCGCGTGCGGCAGGTCATCGTAGGCGGTGACGAGGTTGCCCACGGTGCCGTCCTGGTTGGTCTGGAGCTCTACGAGCACGTACTTCATGTCGGTTCCTTCCTACGGGAGCAGGTAGCAGATTTGCAGGTAGCGGTTGTTCGTGGCGTTCATCGTCCATGCGGCACCACGGGAGTTAGCGCCTGCCAGCGTGACCACTCCGTTCGCGTTGACGGTGCCCCACGCGCCCTCGTTGTTGTCGAGGATGATGCCCAGAACCATGGCGGGCCGCTTTCCCGCCGCTATGGTGAAGAGCGCCGTGTTGGTCGTGTTGCCGTTGGCTGGCACCGATATCTCAGAGCTGAGCGTGTAGGTCACGTTTAGCATGGCGACCTTGCCCCACTGCGCGAAGGTGGCCGCGCTCACGGTGACGTTGGTCTGGGCGCTGATTATGTCGCTGATGGTCGAGGTCTCCACTGGCGCGTAGCCCGAGTGCATCACCGAGTAGTTGGTGCCAGCCGTGTTGTCGGAGTTGGGCACCGAGACGTAGATGGTGTCCCTGCCAGCGCCAGCCGAGATGAAGGTGCCGCCCGTGTGGTGCGCCTCGCCAGCCTTGTGCGCACCTATCCAGAGGTTGTTGCCGTTGTCCGTTATCAGCGGGTACTCGAAGCCCGTGGAGTCCGTGGTGAGCAGCCCCTTCGCGCCGCCAGCCGCTATCTTCACGCGGTCTGCCGTGAGCAGTCCCGAGATGGTGGCCGAGGCAGCGGAGATGGCACCTGAGATGGTGGCGGATGCGGCCTCTATGGCTCCATCGAGCGTGGCCTTGCCGGCGGCCCAGACGTTGCCAATCCAGTCCACCGTGAGCGCGTTGGAGCGTGCGTCATAGGCGGTGCCGTTGCCGATTATGAGAGCGTAGGTGTCGTTGGCGTCCTCTTCGTTGTGGCGGCCCAGTACGGTCTGGCTGTCGCCTGCCGCAATGGTCCCTTCGCCCTGTGCATGAGAAGCCCGCCCGCTTGCGACCGTGTTGTCCCCTTCGGCATGCGACATGTCACCAGTCGCTCTAACGTTGTTGCCCTCAGCGTGTGAAGACAACCCTGTCGCGTAGCTCGAACCTCCCTCTGCGTGCGCGTTTGCCGCAGAAGCTATTGTCAAGTTACCCTCTGCGTGTGCACAACTGCCGCTGGCGGAACTCCCACCTCCTTCTGCGTGCGAACCGTCTCCCCTAGCACCCGTGCCAGACCCTTCGGCGTGGGAGCATCTGCCAGAAGCTCTGGTGTTCTCGCCCTCGGCGTGCGAAAAAGACTCACTGGCAACCACGTCTCTGCCAGCCGCGAATGACAACGCGCCGACATTGCCCGTGCCACGCGAACCGTACGTGAATGCCTTGGCCATCTGGCTGTCTGTCTCATAGGTAACCGTGATGGTCGCCCCGTCCGTGGGAGCAGTGCCAAAGCTGATAAATCTCGTATTCTTGGTCACCGTGCCGCCGCTCGAATCGCTCACCGTGACCGTGTAGTCGGTGTCAATCGCCGTTGGGCTTAGGTTAAAGCTGCGCGTAGTGCCGTCACCCGTGAACATTGCCACAATCTCAGCCACGCCCTCGGCGTTGCGCAGGTCGCTGACGTAAAAGTAGGAACCCCCTTCCCTGTCAATCAATTGCATGCTGTGGTAGTCGATACCCACATGGCTATACCTTTCGTCACCAATGGTCATTTCTGCATCGCCAGAGCTGGTCAGCACGGTCCTGCACAGGCACACGGTGACGTCAGAGCCAGTCGTGTTGTCCCATTCGACGTACTCTGCCGTATAGCGAGAATAGCCTTGGGCGTACACCGCCCTCTCTTGCTTGATGACGCTGTCCGTCTCGTCACGAACGTACCGAGTGCCATAGATGCTCGGCACGTCGAAAGTCTTGTAGCCAACCTTCACGGTGAGCCCAGGTGGCAGCTCTGAGAGCGTGCCATCTTGGCCCTTGGCGTATGCGACGAGCTCTTCGCCGACCTCCAACGCCGGGAGGTCGGGCATGACGTAAGTAATATCCTCTAGGTCAATCCAGCCATGCGCGGCACCAGCAGGCAGCTCTGGGGTGATAGTCTCGCTGTAGAGGTTGATGACGGAGGCATCTTCCTCTTCTTCCCACACCTCGTCACCGTTCTCGTCGACCCCGACCATGGTGGAGGAATGCGTGCTGGGAGTCGCCGTGAACTCGTACAGCGACTGTGCCGTCGTATAGGAATAGCCGCTGCGCATAGTGATCATGCTGTTATGGGCGAACCTCATGGCGATGCTGTCGCTCGTGATCTCGACGTTGTTGCCGTTGATTGGCCCAATCTGCGAGCCGTCTGCGCCGATTCTTGCCATGATGTTGGTCGCCGCGTCACCCAACCCGTCGTAGAACGCGATGGCGCTCGCGCTTAGCACCGACAGTGGCACGGTCGCCTTGCGCAGCATGAAGCCTAGGCTGTTGATGAGAATGTTGTGCTCGGTGGTCGCATCGCCTTCCGCTTCCGTGACATGGATGCCTTGGCCGTCCGCGAAGAAGTGCTGGTTGGTGGCCTGCGCGATTGCCTGGGCGGCTTTGGCGACGGTATTGGCGGCGTTCGCAACTGCCGACGTTACCCTCACGGCGATGCTGGTCTCCTCGGCGAGCTCCTCGATGGGTGCCACGACGCGCTGCACGTACTCGCCGCCGACAGACGGTGACGTCGAGTTGCCGACGATCGAAAGTTTGCCTCCCTGCACGGACACACGCACCGTCTGGCCCACCTGTGCCTCAGAGGTGACCGAGCCGTTCGCCGGGGTCTCCTCGTCGGAGCCCGCTATCGCGACCCACGGCACGCCGTCCTCGTCGACGCGCGTGACCCTCGCCTCGGCTTCCTTGGGAACGTCCGTTGTCGACGTCAGCAGCGAGCTGAATATCCTCGTAGCGACCGACTTTCCTATGCCTGCCATGCCTTGACCTCCGCGTACGCCGTCTCGGTGACGGTTATGCCGTGACCGAGCTCGATTGACTGGCTCCCGACCCTGAGCGTGCCGTCGAGCCCGACCGATGGGATGGAGCCCTCAACGACCGACGAGCACCAGACGCTCGGCCACCACTCGCGTGTGTAGGTGCGGGTGTCCTTGACGGTGGAGAGCTCTTCGAGCTTCCGTCGTGCGTAAGCCTCGACAGACTCGCCATCGACGAGGGTCGGTGACGTGTCGACCACGGTGTTGAGGTATCCCCTCGTACGCTTGGACGTCGGGGAGTTGCGTTCGTTGTTGGTAACGGTGACCGTCTGCTTGTCGTCGACCACGATGTACTGGTTCGGTACCTCCGACCAGTCGAGCTCGTGCTCGACGCCCGGCGAGAGCAGCCGCGCGTGGGCGGCATCGAGGGTGAGCGCGGGCGCGGATGGCTTCATGAGCATCGCCACGGTACCGTCACCGCGCACCTGTATCACCCTGTTCGCCGACGAGAGCACCTGCCAGACGGCGTCGAGCACCGTGGTGCCGAAGTCGAAGACGAAGTGATCGGCGAGATGGAACGAACCGCCCGCGACCACGGGGCAGTTGAGCACCTCTTCGAGCTTCTCGGCGCACCACTGCATGCCGTCAGTGCCCTTCGGGAGGTACGTCCCCCTTCCGAGCACGGTGACTGATGCGGGATAGAGCACCGACCGACCATCGAGCTCGACAGAATCTGCCCCGCGGTCGATGGTGCCCCTAGAGGCCGAGCAGAGCATCGTGCAGACGTCCACGCGCTCCTTCGAATCGCCCTGCTCGGCTACGACTGCGAGCCGCACGTAACGCTCGCCGAAGTTCGTTCCCATGGGGAGGGTGAGCGAGATGCTGCCACTCTCGATGAGCGGCGCCTCGGGGCCCTCCTCGCGGTCAATGGTTGCGGACTCTACGCCGCCAATCTCGGGGCCGTCTGCCCACGTGCCGACGTTGACCTCATAGGCCACGACCGAGCACGCGTACCCTCGTGACCAGTCCATGGAGCCTCCTAGCTAGATTTCTGGGGATAGTCGGCGTTGACGTAGGTGCCAGTCGCCGACACCTCCACGGCATCGAGCGAGCACGCCAGCGCGTAGTTGCCCATGCGGTCCTCGGACATGTCGTTGACCTGCACGTCGGCTTCGAACGCGCACCCGTTGGGGAGCCGCACGAAGCAGACGCCGGCGAACCTCGCGAGCTGCCTGAGCCGCCGCGCGGTCTCCTGGTCCTTGATGGTGATGAGGTCGGTGGAGAGCGATGCCGAGCGGGTGATCGCCCTGTTCCAATAACCGTCCAGTGAGCCGTCGAGCTTGGCGCGCGTCTCGAAGTCCTTCGCGTAGGAGTCGGACCACGCGACGTTGTAGGGCAGCTCGACGTAGGTGCCGTCGAAGTCGATGCGCATGTCGCCGCCGGGGAGCTCGTACTCGAAGTCCTCCCACGCCATGTCGCCGTCAGCGGTGACCGTAGCGATCCTGTAGGCGAGGATGCCCGTGCCGAACGGCGCGTAATTGTCGGTGACGGTGCTGCCAGCCGCCCTCTGCGTGGCGATGAGCTGCGGGCCGTCCTGCGTCATGCGGTAGACGTCGTAGGTGTCGGTGCTTGCCGCGCCAGTCGCGGCGGTGAGCCTGACCCTGCACCTGCGCGTCCTGTTGCCGTCCTCGTCGGTGACGTCCTGCGGGGTTATCGTCGGGGTCCCAGGGGTCGGTGCTTGGTGGGCCCACGCGACCGAGAAGATGCTTGAGCGCGCCGTCGAGCCCCTCGGGCCGTCGTCGACGTAGCCAGAGCACGCCGAGGCGTAGGCCCGATAGCGCGCGCCGTCCCTGAAATCGACGCCCGTGGGCAGCGTGACAGTCACCCTGAACGGGTAATCGTCCTTGGTGGCCGTGTCGGCGTTGTTGTCCCACCCTGGTCTCTCGATGAGGTCCGTCCAGACGCAGTCGCCCTCCTCCTGCTCCCTGCGCTCGTCTGGCATGGTGCCAGCGCTGCCGAGGGAGCGGACGGTGACCGCGACGTCGAGGCCCTTGTCGTTGCACAGCACGTCGAACGACGCCGGCTGCGACGTCACGGTGCCAGCCACGATGGAGCACGACGGTCTGGAAACGACCCACACGGTGACGACGTTGCTTATGACGGTGCCGCCACCGAAGCTGCACGCGAGCGCGAGCGTGAACGTCCTCATCTCGGCAGGAGGCGCGCTGGGGATGGCCAGCTTCTTCCACGTGACCGACGTGCCGCCACCGCCCGTGCCCGTCTTGAGCACGGTGCCGTGCTTGACCTTGCCGTTCTCGACGAGCGGGTTCTTGTAGAGCGTCCACGTGACCTTGTCAGCCGTCTCCTCCTGCGCGTCGACCGACCACGTCGCGTAGAGCGCCTTGCCAGCGACCAGATACGCGGGAGCTGAGAGCGAGCACCCCGAGGGCGTGTTGCCTATGACGATCTTCTGCTTGGTCGACCACTTGCCGTATACCGTGCCGTCGTCCGTGTCGGCGTAGCGGCGCGCCCTCACGTAGTAGGTCTCCCCAGGTTCGAGATCGCGGATGTAGAGCGTGGTGTGACTCGGGTAGGTCCTGCCGCCATAAGTCGCGGAGCCGTCATCGTCGGTGGTCTGGTGCGAGTCGGGCGCGACGGTGGACTTCCACGCGTTCACGTCCTTCGACCACGTGACCTCGGTGCCGTCCGACTGGTCGCCGTCGCCGCCGAGGCCCCAATAGAGGTACGCGACCGCCGAGGTACCCGTGGAATCGCGCTTGAGCGGCGCGAGCACAATCTTGTCGTCCTGGGGGTTCGGGGACTTTGTCTCAAGCTTCTTGAGCCTGAAAGGCTCGGAGTAGCTCGTGAGCCCCTCGACCTCGGCTAGGTTCCACGCCTTGACGCGGAGCCACGAGTACTTGTCGACTTGCGGCACGACGTCGGACACGTTGCACGCGAGGGCGTAGACCTGCCCGTCGTCCTCCTGCCCGACGTTCACCCACTCCTCGCCTGACGGCAGCGGGTTCGGGATTGGCGTGGTGCCGTCCGCGTTGCCCGCATTGCCGTTGAGGTCGTACATGATCGCGTATGCGAGATCGTAGTCGACGCTCTGTAGCACCTGCAACCTGCAACCCGTCACGGGATGTGCCGTGGTGGCGTTCGTCTTGACCCTCGCCACGACGCGCTCGTCCTCGTAGAGGGACGGGACGGACACGCCCGTGATGGTCGGTGAAGGCGGCACTCCGACGTAGACCTCCCTAGTGACCATCGCGGAGTCACCAGCCCAGCCACGCGTCTTGGCGCTCACCACCACCTTCTTGGACTTGTTGGTGAGCGCCGCGTAGCCCGTAATGTCGATGGGGCCAACCGAGAAACTGTCCTCGGTGCTGGTGCCGCCATCGCTCCACACCGACTTGGTCGTACCGTTCGCCGCGACGTCGTAGACAGCGGCCCACCACTGGACGTCGTAGGCCTCGGCTATCTCGGTCGACTCGGGGCGCTCAATCTCGACCGTGAGCTCGCCCCTACTCTCGTCGAACTCGAACGAGCCGATGGTGGGCGAGCTCGGCTTCTGTAGCGTGATGGTGGTCTTCGCGGCGGGCGCCTGCCCCACGGAATTGTAGGGATGGACGTTCACCGAGACGTACTTGATGAACGCCTTGCCGACAGGGTGGAAGAAGTCGCGCTGCCTACCGGGCAGGCCCGAGAGCATGGCTTCGAGGTCGAGCGTGTCCGACGTCGTTGAGCCCGAGCCCGTCGACCACTTGTAGGTCTTGCAGTACTTGTCGGGGTAGCACTTCATGTACCAACTGATGCCCGTGTTGGTGGCGCGGGCCTTGCCCGTCGAGCTCGTGTTCGCGGGAGGGTTCTTCCACGCCACCGAGAACTTGAGGTCGTTCCTGCTCGGGGCGCTGAGGTAGTTTACCTTCGCGGGCTTTGACGTGATCTTGTTGTCAGCCACGTTACCTCCTTGTCCTCTGCACCCTCGCTATGGCGTTCGCGAGCTCGCGGGCCATCTTGTTGGCGTCGTCGCCAGCCTTGTAGTCGAGCTTCACGTTGATGGTGGTGCCGCCGTCGACGCCGATGCCGCGAGAGACCATGCCAGCCGCGATTGCGTCTGCGATGGGCAGCATGTACTTCTTGTTGGTGAGCGGCACGACCGCGCCGCCCGTGGCCCAGTTCGCCACGTACTCGATGCCGTCCTCGCCGACCCAGCCGTTGTTGGTGAGGGTCGGTCCCGTGGCGATGTAGCCCGAGGCATGGCGCGGGATGAAGGGTGTGTTGCTGATGCCGCCCGTTGCTGACCCACCAGCGTTGACGGTGCTCTTGACGGTCTTCTCGTAGATGGTCACCGTCGCACTCTCGTTGTTGAGGTCGGTCAGCTTTTCGAAGAGCGAATCCACCTTGGGAGTCACGTAGTCGGTGAGGTTTGCGGACGGGTTCGCTACGAACGTGTTCAGGTCGCCCAACTTGCCTCGGAGCGTCTCGGTCGGCTGGGTCGCGTTGTCCTTGACGTTGATGGTCGGTGTCGGGGACTGCTTGCCGACGTCCTTGAGCGCGTTCTTTGCCTCGATGGCCTTTTGGGCAGCACCTTGGTCGTTCACGTAGTACTGCGTGATGACCTCGTCTGGGATGCTCGCGAGGTCGTTCTGGATGTTGTAAATCTTGCCCTGCGAGTCGACGATGGAGCCGTTGTCGCCGATGTAGAAGGTCTTGTCGCCAACCTCCATGGCGTCGAGCCCCGCGATGAGCGTCATGGTGTCGTTGATGTTGCTTCCAGCTATCTCGTACATGGACTGGAAGGCTGCGGTCGTGACGCTGCTCATGTTCTCGGCAGCACCCGGCGCCTGCTCCAACGCCGCGTTCCATGTGTCCATGTGGACGCCGCCCTCGACGAGCGCCGTGATGACGTCGTTCATCGAGGTGCCGACGCTGGTGAACGCCGTGGCGAGCTGCCCCATGTCGACGCCGTTGAGCTCGCTCGCGCTGACACTGATTGAGCTGAGACCGTCAACGATGTTGTTGAATGTCTCGTTGGAACCACCCATGCCCGTGATGGTGTCGGAAAGGTTCTTCATGTTGCCCGTCACGTCTGCCGTGACCGTGTCGGTGCGCTTGTCGAACTCCTCCTGCGACTTGGCGGCTTCCTCAACCACCTTGTTCGCCTTGTCCATCTCCTGCCGTGCGAGCGCCATCTTGCCCTCAAGCTTGTTGAGAGTCTCGGTGGCGCCGCCCATCTCGGCGCTGTAGTTCTTCATGGACGTCTCGGCGTCCGTGATCTGCTTGTCGTAGGCCGCGAGCACCTGCGCCTCGTCGTAGGTGGCGCCGTAGACTTCCTTGGCGTGGGCGAGGTACTCCTCCCTCGCGCCGTCCTTGGTCAACTTGTTGTAGGTCTCCTCGGCCTCGTTGTACTTGTCCTGCGCAGCGGCCCACTCCTCGGTGGCCTTGGCGTAGTCATCGGCGTAGTAGTCGATGAGCGCTTGGTTCTTGCGGGCCTCGATGTTGGCGTTGAGCGCGTCAGTGCTCTCCTGCACTTTGCCCGTCGTGGTGTCGATGATGCGCCCGTAGTCGTCCAGACCGTAGGTGGTGTTGCACGCGTCGTTGACCGCGAGGAGCGCGGACTCCAACTTGTACATCTCCTCCTTGGAGAGGTCGGTCCTGCCGCTGAGGTCGTTGATGACGCCCGAGTAGTAGTTGAGCTGGCCAGCGAAGCCGCCGTACTGCCTGTTGGAGTCCTCAAGCGTGCGCGCGAGGTCGGCGAGCCTGCTCTCGTAGTCGCGGGAGTCAGCCGCGAGGTCGCGGATGGCGCTTCCAGTCAGCTCGACGGAGCCAGCGGACACCTCTGATATCTCGCCGACGTGCCTGAGCGCGTCGTGCAGCCCCTGCGTCGCGGCGATGTGGTCTTGGTAGCGGTCGTAGAGCTCCTTGAGCTTGCCGACGATGAGGGCGATGCCACCCACGACGGCAGCGACGGCAAGCCCCTTGACCAGCGACATGCCGAGGTCGGCTCCTACGAGCTTGAGCTTGTCGATGGCGCCCATCGAGGACGCCATCTCCTCGGTGATGGCCTTGCCGGTCTGCTTGAAGGCAATCTTCACGAGATTCATGCCACTCGTGGCGTTTTCGTACCAGTCCTTTGCCTGTCCCCAGGCGTTGCCGAACGTAGACCCCAGCGAGAGTAGGGGTCCAAGGGCTGCCGCAGCGCCGCCAATCCCCACTATGAACGTCTTGGTCGACTGGTCGAGCTCGGAGAACCACTTGGAGAGTCCCTCGATACCGCCCGTCACCTGCTTGATGATGGGAACGGCGCCCTCACCGAGCTCGGCGAGGAAAATCTGCCACATGTTCTTGAGCTTCTGGACTTGGCCAGAGAAGCCCTCGGCCTTCTTCGCGGCCTCGTTGGCGGCGTCACCAGCCTGACCCCACTCGTCGGAGATGCCGTTCCACGCGTCCTCCGACATTTTGAGGTTGTCGTTGAGACCGCCGATGGTCTGCATGAGGCCCTCGATGGCCTGCTTCTGGCGCACGGAGGTTATCTTGAACCCCTGCAAGACGGCGTCTGCGGAACCGCCCGCCTTCTCAATGTCGTTCAGGCCCTCGATGAAAGCCTGCATCACCTTGGTGGGGTCGGACTCCCAAGCGCTGATGAACTCGGCAGAGGTCATGTGGGCGACGTCTGCTATGCCCTGCAAGGAGTCGCGCGCGCCCGTGATTGACTCAGAAACATCGTTGAACACGGATTGCGGGTCGCTCTCCCATGCCGAAGAGAACTCGTCCGCAGTCTGGCCCATGAGGTTCGCGTAGACGGTAAGCTTGTCGCCGCCCTCCTCGACAGCCGCGTTGATGGCGTCGAAGCTCGCGTCAATCGTGCCGCCTGCGGATGCCACCGCAGTCTCGAAGAACGACATGGTCTTACTTATGGCAGTACCTGCGGCTTCCGCGTTCTGTCCAGTCGAAGCGATGGAACTCGCCCAAGCGAGGACGTCGGAAGCGGACATGCCGACGATTGCGCCCATCGAGCCGATGCGCTCCGCGATGTTGGCAATCTCGGACTCGGTCGACGCGCCGTTGTTGCCGAGTCGCACGAGGGCGTCGGAGAAGCCCACGTAGTCGTCCTCTGAGAGGTGCAGGATGTTCGCGAGGTGTCCCAACGCAGACGCGGCACCCTCGACGTCGAGGTTGCTGGCCACATCAATATTTGAAATAACCTCTGCAAAAGTCTCCAAGTTCTCGGTCGCTATGCCGAGCTCGCCGCCGATTGCCTCAATCTGCAATATCTGGTCGGCGCTGGTGACGTGCGTGCGGGAGAAGTCGATTGCGGCCTTGCGCAGGTGCTCGAACTGCTCCTCGGTGCCGTCGACGGTCTTGCGCATGTCGCGATAGGCCGCGTCGACCGTGGAGCTGGCGTCGACCATGCTGTAGCCGATGCCTGTGAGGACGGGGGTCAGCGTCGCGGAGAGCGTCATGCCGAGCGTCTTGACCGTGGATGCGTTGAGAATGCTCGACCCCTTGGGGTCCATCTCGTCGCCGAGCTTCTTGAGGGCGGCGTTGGCATCGTCAATGTCTTGGCTGGTCTCGCGCGCGGCCTGAGCGGTCTTTGCGAGCTCGTTCTCGGTCTTTGCCGACTTGTAGGCCTCGCCGAGCTCCCTCTCCTTGTCGATGTTCTCTTGGAGCTTGCCCTTCATCTCCACAAGCTCGCCCTCGGCCTTTTGGATCTCTTCGGTCGGGTTCTGGAAGAGCTTTACTTCCCTGGTCTTCTCTAGGTTGTCGACGGTCTTCTTGACGTTCTCGACCACCTCTTGCTGGCGCTTGAGCCCTCCCTGAGCGGCCTCAAGGCGGCTCTTCTGGTCTGCGAGCTCTTTGTTGAACTGCTTCACGTCATAGGTAGCGCCGTCATACGCGCTTTCGAGCTCTTTAATCTCGCCCTCCAACGCAATCATGCGGTCGAAGTCGAAATCAATGTCAAAGCTATCGCCACTGAGAAGTTTCTCCTGCACGGCTTGAAGTTTTCCGTACTCTTCCCTAGCCGACTTTAGCTGCGCCTCGTACTTCTCGACGTTCTTTGTCGCGTTATCGAGGCCAGCCTGCTTCTCGCCGAGCATCTTCTGCTCGTTGGCGACGTTCTCCTCGGCCTTGGCGAGCTCCTTCATCTCGGTATTGAGCTCTTTGACGCCCCTCTTCCACTTGAAGACGTTGTCACTGTACTCGGCGAGCGTCGAGTCGCCCTTGATGGTGGCGATGTACTTGTCCAGAGTCTTGATCTCGTCGTTGAGGTTGGAGACGGTGGCCTGCTGGTCGGAGTAGTCCTTCTTGGCCTTGCGCGCGGCCTCTGCGGACTCCTCGACCCACTTGGCGAGGTCTTGGTGACCCTTGGCAGCTTCCTCGACGCCATCCGCATTCAGAAGGCCGAGCTCCTGCTTGAGGTAGGAGACCCTTTCCTCGCCGAGCCTAGCCTTCTCCTGCAAGTCGTTGAAGTAGCGAGCCGCGAGCTGCACGTTGCCGGGGTCGACGTTGAGAGCTTCCTTGGTGTTCTTGAGGTCGCGGTCGACGTTGGAGATGGCGGCGTCGACGCCACGGACGTTTTCTTCGAGCGCCTGGAACGGTTGGCTCATCTTGACGTCGTTGATGCCATCGTCGAGCTTGCGCATGGTCTGCGACATGCCCTCGATCTCGGAGGTGAAGCGCTGGACGTCGGTGCCCATCTGCTCGAATTGGAGGACTTGGTCGAAGACACCCTTTTCCGACTGGATACTCTTGAACACCCTCTGCAAGTCCTTGGCGTTCGCCACTGCGGAGTCCTCGATGACGACGCCGAGCTCCTTGGCCTTTTTCACCATCTCGTCGAGGTCGGTGCCCTGCTCGAACATCCCGTGGAAGTTAAGGTTCTTGAGCGCCTCAAGCCTCTTGATATCGTCGTCGGTGACTGCCTTGGTGCTGCCCGTATACTCGATATCAGCAGCTCTTTTCTTGCGCAGGTCTTGCAGTTCCTTCAACTCGTACTTGAGCGTCGTCGCGGACGTGCTGACGTCCATCCACCTCTCAGCCAAGTCCTTGTCGATATCCAGCGACCTCATGAGGTCGACGCCCTCGGCCCGCGAGGCCTTGTTCCACGCCTCGTAAATCTTGCCGAGCGTCTTGGTGAGGCCGGCGTATCGCTCGTCGGCCTGCTTAGCCGCGAGGGACACGTTCTGCGTCTCGCTGGCGATATCCTTTATCTTTCTGTCCGTGCCGCCGAACGACACCATGGTCTCGCCGAGCTGCTCCATAGCAGTCTTGGTAATCTGCACCCTGGACTGCAACGACTGCATGCGGTCGCCCGTAATCTTGATGCGGGTGTCCACGTTCTTGAGGTTCGTCGGGTCGAACTGCATGGCCTTCGTGATCTGGCGAATGCGCGACTGCAACTCTGCGGCGCTCTTGGTCGAGGCCTTGAGCGCGTTCGTGAGCTTGGTCGTGTTGCCGCCAATGCGAATCTCAAGACCTGCGTACTCGGCCATTGTTCATCACCTATCCCAGCATGCTTCTAATGTCTTCCTGCGTCGCCTTGGTGACGACCTGCGATTCCTGCTCATCGTCGGTGTCCTCGTTCAGAGCAGCTAGGTCGAAGATGACCTCGCCGTAGGGCATGGATGCCAGCTCCTCGCGCGAGTACCCCAGCTTCATGGCCGCGAGGAACGTCTGCGTGAACGGCATCCGCGTCCTGCCGCCCTTACTCCTGCTTTCGCGCAGCCTTAGAGAGTCGGGCGGATAGGGAACGAAAGGTGGCATCAATCTCGCGAGAGACGCACATATGGAGGTCGGAGAAGTCGATGACGTCTGCCGCGTGCGACTCGACGAACTCGTCGTAGTCGGGCACGGGCTCCACGCCCTTGTTGAGCCCCGCCACGTCGCCCGAGCGGAGCATCGCCCACGTGGCCCTCATGTCTGCGTCCCAATCAATGCCGACGAGCGCCGAGAACGTGCCCTCGCCGCCGTCGCCCGTGTCCATCACGTCGTTGATGAGCGAGTGGTGCTTGGAGTTCGGGTCCTCCATGAACGCCTGCGCGTAGAGCTTGAGCGCGTACACCGAGCAGACGGCCACGTGGACGTCATCGCCATCGCCCCACCTGATGGGGTTCCTCACGCCGCGACCTGATGCGTTCCTGAACTTGATGAGCATTTCAACACTCCTGTCTGTGTCTCTGGATATGCGAGAGGCCCCGCTGCGCAGTGACAGGATGCGCAACGGGGCCGTCTCTACGTGTTTCTGTGCTGTAGTGCCTACTAGGCCTTGGTCGGCGTCGGCACGGTGGTGTACCAAGTGGCGAACGCGGTCGCGGCCTCCTCAGCGGAGCCCTTGACGATGTTCTTGGTCACGCCAGTGCCACCAAAGTTCTGGAAGTCCTTGCCGATGGCAGTGAACTCAAGGTCCTGCGTGTCAGGGTTGGTGGAGTCGGACTTGGTGTTGGCACCAGCGGCGACGCGCTGGGCGGTGCAGTTGAAGAAGACGTAGCGCTTCTTGTCGAGGTCGCCCTCGACCTCGTAGAGCAGCGCGAACGACTTGGGAGTGGCGTCGGCGATCTCGACCTGCATGCCGTTGTCGTCGACGACCTCGCCGAGGACGTCCTGCTTGAACTTGTCGGGGATGAGGGCGAAGTTGAACGTGCCCGTGTAGCCACCGTTGGCAGCGGGGGTCACGTAATAGGCGATGTTGTCAGCCCAGAAGGTCGACGGCTCGCTGCCCTCGCGGTTGAGGTCGAGAGACACGGCGCCGGGGATGGCGACGGGGGTATCGTAAGTGCCGTCAATCTTGATGACGGCGTAGTAAGCCTTGGCAAGTCCGAAACGGACCTTGGAGAGTTCGGCCATGGTGGCCCTCCTATTCTTCTCTTGTGTGGTAGGTGAAGTCGTATTGCTCGATGTGGCAGACCTCCGACTCCGACCAGATGCCCGTCTCGTCGGGAACGCACCCGATGGACACGATGGCGTCTCGGATTAGGGCCTCGACGGCCTTGTCGGAAGCCTTCTCGAAGAGCTCCACATGGAAGCGGGGCAAACTCGCGTACACGACGCCGTCAGCCACGAAGCCGCCGACCGACTCCATCGAGTAGACGAAGAAGGGCGGCGCGGGTGCCTTGTTGACGGGATAAGCGTCCTGCCTACCAGGTATGCCCGTCGCGGCAAGCGCTGCGAAGACCTTTGACTTTGCGCTCATCGCAGCTCCCTTGCTATGTACTCGCCGATGTGGTCGCGCACGAACTTGAACGCGAGGTCAGCCGCAGGCTTGACGTGCGGGTAGGCACTCGTGTGGCCACCGCCTATCTTGGCGTGGCCCTTCTCAAGCAGGTGTGGCAGACCCGGCTGCTTCGGGGAGTAGATGTGCCCCTCGGACTGGCCCCTCTTGCGGAGCGTGCGGTAGGTGACGGCTTGGCCGTACTTCCAATTGCCCTTGTGATACTGCGCCTTGTACGACTTAGCTCCTCTGCGCCACTCGTCACGGCCCTCCTTGAGGGCGTCGTGCATGCACTGGAACACGGCCTCGTCCGAGGCGTCGGCTATGTCGCCGAGTATCTCGCCGAGGGCGGCGGCGAACTCGTCATCCTCGACCCACATGTGCCTACCCATTGTCGTTCCTAGCGTGGGTGGCGTAGGTGAGGATGGTGTTGTCGCCGCGCGTCGTGGAGTAGCTGAGGTCGTACTCGCGGCCCTTGTAGACGGCCTGCGTCTCGCCGTGGTAGTCGATGGTGCGGACCTCGACTTGGAGCTCGGGTTTCGGGCCCAAGGTGGCCGCCGTCGCCCAAGTCTCTAGGCCTATCGAGCGGACGTTGCAGAAGACCTGCGTGTCCACGGGCTCGCCCTCGACCTCGGCGCCCTCGTCATTGACGGTGACGTTGGCCTCTATGTCGCGGAGCAGGATTACGGAGTCCCAACGCATCAGACCTCCCCATAGGCAGCGTTCATGCGACCGTTGAGGAGGCTGCACAACATCGAGTCGTACGACTTTATGAACCTTTCGGCCTCGTCGTTGTCGTAGCCGTAGTTGGCCTTGGCGTAGGTGATGATGGCGCGCTTGGCCATGACGGGAAGGGCCTCCTCGTCGATATCCTCGACGCCGAAGCCCTTCTCCATGGCGTCAGTACCGAGCCAGTCGGTGGAAACGCCCTTGTTGGCCATGTCGAACACGGCTGCTGCGATGAGGTCGTTGACCTCGGAGTCGGTGGCGTCATGCCCCACCCTCAGCGCCACCTTGACGTCTTCGAGCAGGGACATGACGATCACCTCTCTATTCTTCGGTCTTTGGCTTCCTCGCGCGCGTGGTGCGCTTCGCGGGCGCCTTCTTGGGGGTCTCTGCGGTCACGGGAGCGCCCGCGACCTCGACCAGCACGGCACCTTCTGGTGCCTTGCCGTCCTCGAAGCGCCAGAAGACGCCACGCCACCTGTACGTGCGCAGCATTACGACGCCGCCACGGTAATGTCGACGAAGCCGGCAGGACGGCGCACGGCCAGCTTCTCGCGGCACTCGGCCCTCACGGTCATCAGGTTCTTGATGAAGTCGTCCTGATCCGTATTGACAGCCTCGACGGTCACGCCCTCGGCCTTGGTGACGAGGGAGGCGCAGGTGTCGAAGGCACCAACGACGACGTGATTGGCGGTGAGCTGGTTGGAGAGGACGATGGGGAGGTTCCAGATGTTCTCGCCGTGCAGGGCCGCGAAGTAACCGCCGCCGTAGTAGCGGTCCTCCTGGTCCTTGCCGATGCGCAGGAGCTTCCAGATGGCCGGGGTCATGACGATGGCGTTCGCGGGGCGGCCGGAGTAGGTCATGGTGTCGGCGATCGCGTTGGCGATCTCGTCGGCGATATCGACTGCGGTGCGGGTGACCGCCGTGGTGCCACCGATGGTCTGAATGCCAGAGGTGCCGAGGAGGCCGGTAATGACCTTCTGCTGGCGCACCAAGTCCAGCTCGTAGAGCAGACGGCCATTGATGGCGCTGGCGAGGTAGCCGTAGTCATCGATGTACTCGTCGGACTCCTTGATGTAGGCCGCGACCTTCTCAAGGGTGACGGTGGTCGGCGTCGGGTCGGCGAAGTGGACGCGGGACTTCGCGGCGCCCTCGGCGGTGGTGGAGGCGATGGTGCCCTCCATTGCGCCTTCGGTGAAGAACACGAGGGTGTTGCCCTCGATGGTCTCGCGACCGAGCAGGTTCAACACGCCCATGGACTCGCGGACGCCCTCGATGACGTTCTTGTCGTAGGTGGTGATGGCCTGTGTGGCCTGCGCAACGGCAGGAGTACCCTGCACATCGGTGGCAGCACGGGAGAACGGGGCCGCAACGATGTGGAAGGACTTTGCGTGGCCCTCGCGCTTGACAAGATTCACGAAATGCTCGCCGAGCGAGCGTGCCTGGTTAGGCATGGTGGGTGCCTCCTCTGCAGGGGTGTTGACGGCTGCGGTCGCGACGGACTCGACGGTCTTGCCGCCACCGTTGATGACGAGCTGGCGCTTCTCGGCGTTGAGTGCCGCGACGCTGGCGCGGTGCTCGTCCTCGGCCTTGTACAGGTTCATCTCGGAGTCGATGGACTCCATCTGCTCGACGGTCGCGTCCTCGGGCAGGTTGGCGGAGAGCTCAAGCACCTCCGCG